CACCCGCTATCCTTTCAATATATAATTCAATATAATCATCTTTTGCTAATTGTGTCATAACCCCAACATTTACGCTTTCCGTTACTCCTCCTGCTATATTTGTAGCATTGCCAGGACGGATTACAGTTCCGTTTTTTGCAACTAGGATTCTGAAACTTGCTGCTGCTGCCGAGGCAGGGTCAATAGTTGCCATCCCTCCTACGTGAAACCGGCGTGTTTCTTCGCTTATATAAGTTATTCGCCCGTTTGCATTAAAACTAAATCGTTCAGTCAATCCTTCAACCCAAGTTGCAACGATTTTATACGGTGTATTATCTAGTGTAATCGTTGTAGTTGATGTGCCGCCCGTAAAACTCGAATATTGCAATGCTGTTGAGCTAGCAAGATTTGTGTAATTATCAAAATTTATTCCGTTATCTTCTTGAGTCAAACTCCCTGATTCAAATATATTTGCAAAAGATACACCAGATTCTGTCAGTATTGCACCTCCGCCTATTACCTTCACGCTTTCGGCAGTTATTGCAGCATCAAAATTAAATATATGTTCGTTTAATTTAGGCGTTGCATCTGTAAATGAAATATCTATACTTGATTGTGTGCCTGAAAAATCTAAAAATATACAATTAGCTGTATTATTCCCTTCTAAAAATGAACTTATTGTAATCGAAATAGGACTATTATCAATAAATTGGAATCCATTATCAAAACCTGTCGCCCGAAAATTAGAAATTAAAGCACCTGCATTTATTATTGTGCCTAATATCGTTGCATTATAAATAGAGGTACTATTCATGATTAATGTACCATAAGCGCTTGACGTCGAAATGCCAAATACTTTGCCGGCACTTTCTATATCAACTCTATCTAATCTTATAATTTTATATCCAAAATCTGCGGATATAAATAAACTGTCTGTACCGGTATATATTATATCTGATTGATATATGTCCGCCCCCTCATCAACAATTATAGGTTTTGATGTTTTGATTATCGCTAAATTTATTTTTGTATCGTCTCCAAAAACTAATGTGTCTGTTAAAAACACTGTATCACAATCAAATACATAATCTTTACATGCCAATAATGTAATTCTTCCTGCAACTGCAGCCGGTAAATCTGATACAGAATGAACAATAATTTCATCATCTCTGAATCTTGCATTAAATAAACTGTCTCTTACTCTAACCGAGGCGTTTAATCGTATTGAATCATTTGCAAAATCACCCCAAATTAATGCATTATATTTATTCGCATCTGTATTTTCTATATATAACATATTTGAGCCAGTTTCATTATAACCAGCGTTATATCCTAAAAATATATTATACGAACCTGTTAAATTGCTATTTCCAGTTAAATACCCAAAAGCAGTATTATACGACCCTGTCGAATTTGCACTCATACTATTATAACCAATATAAGCATTGCGTGTGCCTGTTGTATTTGCATAACCTGCCTGATACCCTACAAATACATTATACGAGTTCGTATTTGCTCTACCCGCACCATCTCCTATAAATGTATTATTTGAACCAGTGCTATTTAAATATCCCGCTTCGGTTCCTATTAATACATTACGCTCCCCTGTTGAATTTGTATATCCTGCTTGAAATCCAAAAAAAGAATTATTACTTGCAGCGTTGCTATAGCCAGCCTGATTGCCAAAAAATGAGTTATTGTCTCCGGTTATATTATTTTGCCCTGCTCTGGTACCTACAAATGTATTTTGCCACCCTCCATTATTTAAATATCCTGTTTTATATCCGATCAATACATTATTGTAATCTTCATACATTGAATGACCTGCGCTATATCCTATAGCTACATTCCAACCATCACTTGCTGTATTAACTCCATATCCTGCTGAATCGCCAATGTATACGCCTTTGTCAGTTGTATTACTATTTAATATTAATGTTTTGCCGTCGAATTCTAAATTCGTACTTGTCTTAGTTCCTCCTGAGCCATCGGACATTAATATCTCATTATCGTTCCCTAATACTCCGCCAAGTTGTATATATAATTCGTCGGCTGTTTCTTTTGTTAATATCGTATCTCCTGATGTTGCTGCTTTTAATATACTATCATTCAAAATTAAAACTGTTGATATTATAGTATCGGTTATAATTTTTATTGTATTGATATTATCAATACTATCCTGTATCTCATTACGCACCCAAGTAGTATCCGCCAAATTTGCCGCACTATCTACAAAAGTCGCCCCAAAATAATATCGTACATGCGCTTTGTTTGTCAATGTATCAGAGAACCATGATGTTACTGTACTGTCTTTTAATACTGCTTTTTCACGCAAATAAATTTCATTAAATTCTTGACTTTTTGCAAAAAAACAACTTAATATAAATATTAATGTTACTAATTTTTTCATGAGTTATAATTATTTCTATAATTTATTATAATGTCTATTATGCCACTTGTAATTGTAAAATATAATGTTGTTGCATTTTCAAAATATTCCGATAATAAATTTCTGCTAGCATTGCCACCTGTTGGCGTTCTCCCAGATATTATATCATTTCCATCTGGTGCCGTTCCTACTTTTACACTTGGTGTGCCCGAAACCCAAATAAAATCTATGCCATCTATTGCTACATCTGCTCCGAATGCTTTCGTAAAATTTGTACTTTTATTTTTCTCTTTTGCGGTTTGAGTCGATTGCGCAATATATGTATTTACGACTGCGAATAAATTAGAATTTGAAATTTTTCTACTTAACCAGCCTCCAATACCGTCCGGTATTGATGTTTCATAATACCCCCCAGATGTTATTGCTGTTTCAGTTAATTGACTTACTTTTGTATCTGCCATTTATTCTAATATATGATTATTATCATCTTCAAATATTGCATTTGAGCCATCTTCAAATACTTTATTTATTATTATTTCAATTATTTCGTATTCTGCATCATTATTTAATGTAATATTTTGTGTTCTTATTGCATTTTTTATTAATTCATTCCCCTCGTATTCATTTATTTCTATTTCTTTATTTATTTCTAAATATTCAGATATAGAGATATTATTGTCTCTTGAAACTTGTGCTAAATTATCCATTTGACCGTAATTTTCTACTGTCAAATCCATTAAACTTTGTTTATTTTTTGCCTTTACAATCATTTTATTTTATCAGCATCTACCTCAATTCCAATATCATTTGCAATATTTAATATTTTAACATTATAATTATCTTTTTTTAAATTCTCCCTTATTAATTTTCTTTCAGTCAATTTATTAAATGGTGAATTTAATTTTTTCCTAATGCCATACCCTAATAAAACAGTTTCATAAAATTGCCCTTTTTCAGCCAATAATATGGCTTCAATATTTTGATCATCACTTTGACCGATAGCAAAATCGCCATTTTCAATTATCAAATCATTGTTTAAATCTAAAATTAAATCGTAGCTTATCATCCGTGTATAATTTTATCATTTTCAAATTCACTAATTTGCGAACTAGGTATTGTTTTTGTCAAATATCCTGCACTTAATATAGTTTTTAATGCTAATCCTCCATCTTGCCACACTGGTGTCCATGAGTTAAAATCTGTTTTTAATTGTGTTAGCAAAGTTTCGTAATCTTTTAATCTATCAACTAAATCGCTAATTTTTATTAACCCACCATATGAGCCATCATTAAATGTAAAGGTAGTGGTTTTTACAATAATTCCCTCAATTTCTGTCCAAATATTTATAAATGCTTCTGTTTTTGATAAAAATGTAACTCCAACTAAACTATCAACTTTCGGCACTATAAAACAACCTTTAGGATTTGAATTAATAGGTTCATCTTCTGAATTTACATTAATATCAGCTTCTAATCTCACGTTTAATATATCTGCACTGCCATCTACAGGAGTACAAATACATATTCTTTTGGCTATATCAACACTTTTGACAATACATTGAACTGAGTATATTTTATTTTGATTACTCCAAATTTGAACAAAATCTAATAATATATCTTTTATTGTAGCCATTAATTAATTTTTCTTTCTAATTCTACCGTTTGCCTATATCCATCAACGCCAAAATTAATGGATACTGCTTTTATTAAATATTTACCATTTTTTTCTGGATATTTTAAATCCGTAATTTCTGCAATATCTCCATGATCAACAACCGGCTCTCCAAATGTCGTAAATGAACCTTTGAAGCCAGTATAATATAAATTAGGCAACCATCTTTCTAATATTACAGCCAGTTTTTTCTTACTTAATCCTTTAGTTGAATATCTGTTTAAATTGCCACCAGGATTAATTTCAGATGTTTTAATTATTCCATTTTCATAATAAGTATATAATTCTATTTTAGTGCCGTCAGACAAGATACTAATTCCATAAGCGATTGTTTGTAAATCTCCGGCTTCTGTTGATATTAAATTATCACCATCAATTATATTTCTTTGAAACTTAAAATTTTTTATTCCCCCGATTTTAATATATGGAAGTCCAATATTTAAAACTCCATTTCTAAACCATCCAAATAATTTATAATCTGTTCTGATTTTTTGAATTACTTGAATTAATGTAGCTCCTTTGTCAATTGAAAATCCACCTAAATCTGCATCAGCAACATTCACCTCTCCTGTATAATTATCTTTTATTAATGTTTCTAATGTTACAGGCTTCTTTGAATAAGACTCTAAAAATTGTTGTTTTAATTTAAAAGATTCATCTTCACATCGTATTTTTAAAGGTGATCCTGGAACTATACTTGAAACATAGCCAGTAAATCTTGTTACTAAATTAGGAAAATATCCAAGTTTTATAGTAACCGCATCATTTACTCTTATCAAGTCCTTTAAAAATGATTGTTCGTTTTTTAACTTACCAGGCATTTCTATTACAGCAGTATCAGTTAACGTTTCCCAACTTTTATTTATTTGCAAGTTAGTCACGTACCTAAACACGTATCTTCCTATTGTTATTTCAGAATTTAACCTTAACATAATTATTGCGCTACTGCTTGCAAATCGGCTAATGCTAATTGCAATGATTCTGTTACTATATCTCTTACCTGCCCTGCTGTTTCTGTAATTGTTTCTGTTGATATTGAAAAATCTTTTATCAAATTTTCAATATTTATATTAAATATTTTCGGCGCTCCTGCTGTTATTTTTGTAATTGAATCTTCCCCTAGTGCAGCCAATGAATCTTTTTTTGGTTTTTCTGTTATCGGATTTAATATAGATTCTTTATAATCTTCATTTAATTTTATTAACTCTTTAAATTTTATTGTCTGTTCTTCGATTCGGCGTTTTTCTGATTTTGGAGTAAAAAATCCGATTTTTTTACTTTCTCTTTCTAATATTATTAATTGATTATTATAATCCGCAATTAAATCAGATATTACTTTTAATTTTTCTTCTTTAGTTTTTGCTGAATCTATAAAAAATTTATCAGATTTTTCAAAAAAGGCTTGCGCTTTACTTGATCCTATTTGACTCGTAGAACTATTAAATTCATCTATTAATTCAATTAATTTAGTCATTCCGATGACAGTTCGTCTAATAAATGTTGATATACTGCCTGTTCCTTTATCTAGATTTAAAATAAACCCTTCCCAAGCTGAACTTAATCGTTTTATATCTGAATTCAAATTATCTGTATTAACACGAGCTTGCTCATATGCCGTATTTGTTCCTGTCATAGATTCGGTAAGCTCGTCAAGCCTTTGCCTTTGCTTTATTAAAGCTTGTGCAGCATCTAAACTTTCTCTACCGAACATTTTTTCTAATTTATTTACATCATCTTGTAAAGGAGCTAAGTTTTCTAAAGCTTTACTTAATCCTACTATTCGTGGATTATATTGATCTACACCAGACGCTAATCGTAAAAAAACATTTCTTAATTTTATCCCTGCTTTTGAACCTTTTAATTCCTTGCTTGATATAGTTTCAATAATAGCCGATGTTTGCTCAATACTCAATCCTACCGAATCAGCTATACCTCCAACTTCTTTTAATGAAGCTGTCAGATCTGGTATTTCTGCTCCTGCAAATTTTGCACCTGCTGCTAAAATATTTATAACTCTACTTGATTCGTCAGCAGATAAATTAAACTGATTTAACGCACTTGTGAGCGCTGTTGCTGCCTCTGGTAATTCTAGTCCTGATGCTTCACTTAATACAATTGCTTCTTTAGCTGTTGCTGCTAAAGCTTGTGCATTATCTAATAGTTCAGGCTTTGCACTTGCTATTAGCTTAAATGCTGTAATTGTGTCTATAGAGCTTTTAGTTGTAGCCTTCCCAAGCTCTATCGCTTTATTTTTTAAATAATCTAAATCTTCCCCAGTCGCTCCTGTTATTGCGGATAAATTAGATACTGCTTCTTCAAAATCTGCTATTTTTTTTACAGAACTTAATACTACGCCTCCTACGGCTGCAAATGTTGCAAATCTGCCGATTAAACTTCCTACTGAACGATCAAATTGCTGCGTTGCTTTATTTGCAAATCCCAAACGAGACGAAAACTGATCCCGTAAATTCAATATATATGTTACTTGTTTATCGGGCATTGTTCAAATTTTAAAGGAATTTGGGAGATAGATAAAATATCCATTTCGGCTAAATATAATATATGATTCCAATATTTTGCTAAATCATCCACAGGATTTTTGCTTTTATATATATCTATATGTAAATAAAAAAGGATTAAGGCTATTTTTTGCCCTAACCCTAGAGTTTTGCTTTTTGTAAGACTATATAGTCTTATTTTTTTTTTATTTCAATATCTAAAGGAAGAGCAAAAGCTGATAATTTATTACATATTGTCATTAATATTTTTGGCTCATTTTCTATTATTTCATCATATGATACACAGCATAATTCCCAAATGACTTTTCCTGCTCTCATTAAATTCAAATTTCCTGTATTGTCATATAAAACATCATTCGCAGCTATCAATTGTTCAAATGTCGGTTCTTGTATATGATATTCATGATCTTTACCATCTAATGTAAATATAAATTTATGCAGTTTTCTGCTTTCGATACGCAATACTTTTTCTTTCATTTTTATAACATTTGTTGCTATTAATTTATATCAATTTTATATATTCTATGCATGCTGATAATCAAGCAATTAACTATTTTAGTTACATTTTTAATTCTGTATTTTACACTATTTTTCATAATCCTTGTAACTTATTGATATATTGTTTGTTGTAGTTCATTTTAACTCGCTTAGATTATTCTATATGTATAATTGTACTTGTTCATTTCAAATATGCGATTCTAAGAGAGTTAAGTTATCTATATTTTATATGTGAAGGCGTGCCTGCAAATGTCCTTTTGATATCTGTATCTCCTGTTGATGATTCTACTCCGTCATCACTAAATTCAAAGTTTTTTATCACATGTGTAACCGGTTTTTGCGGGTTTCCAAACACAACAACAATATCAAATGGAGGTATATCTAATAAATCTCCATTTGGTGCTGCATCTCTGAGCGCTTCAACATCATTCATGGATATATCAAATGATGCTGTTGCATTTTTTGCACCACGCCCCCTGCTTACTGGATTATTCCCTGTTCCGTGATGATTTTCTTTTGGCTGTTCTTGCGTATAATTTATAGACGATATGCTTGGCAGTGCAACGCCTAATGCCACAAATGTTATATCTACATAACTATATGCTCGTCCGTTTACTAAAGGTATGCTCATAATTTTTATTTTTTATCCTAATGAAATTGCAAATCCAATATTAACAGTAATTTGACGAGCAACTCCAACTGGGACTATCGTTACGGTTAGAACTATTTCAGATGATGTCAATACATCTTGATCGGGATCAATAACTACAGATGTAGCTGGAAGTGTTCCATCTTCATTTGTGCTTATTTCTCCATTTGCCGCCATATTTTCTAACGCTCTAAATGCATCGTTTTTAAAATCTTCGATCGTTGCTAACAACAACTTCCCTGTTGTTGCATTAACATATAAAGGAGCATTTATCTTAGGGACTAAGTTCTCTCTTATTAATCTAGCTGCTTTGTCAATTGTTCTGTTATTTTCAATAAACGCATAATCGCTAGTTATTACTGTAGAAGTTGGAGTGTCGTTAAAGAATGATCCGTTTACATTAATTTCTTTTGTTAAATACAAATATCCTTTATTTGTTAATTCCTGTAAAGCAGTTGCTGATTGTACATCGTAAGCTTCTCCGGTAACAAATTGCAAATTTTCGTATTCTGTACCGTGAATTTGGTTAAATTTCTGCCTCCATCCTAGATTCTCATGAACATAAGCATTAGCCATAGTTCCAAGTGCTGCACCTAAGTTTGAAATCGAAAACCCTTCTATTCCTACTAACGCACCACCAGAAGCCCCTTTGTCTTCTCCTATTACTACAGATATATTTTTAGAACTCAAAGCTCTCATATCCGCTAAAGCTGATAAGGTTGTGGCTGAAAAATCTGCTGTCAATAATACTGACAAAGGTTGGTTTTCAGTTTCTAAAGTTGTGCATTCCGTCTGAGATATAGTAACCATGCTAGATGCAAATGTGTCAGGCAAGAAAACCCCAATTTGTCGAATTTTACCGCTTGCATAATTTTGTAATAACCCTAATTGCGAACCATCATAAGATGTATATATGCCGATGTATAAAATACCTTGTGCTAATCCTGTTATTTGTTGAGATAAAGCAAAAAATTCCGATACATGATAATAAATTATAGCAATTACAGAACCTACACCACCAGAAAACTGAGTTTCTGTATCCGTACCTGCGCCAGTTGAAGAACAAACTAATCCTGAATTAATAGATTCACCTAATTTTGCAGGTGCTATTAAAGCAACATTTGAAGCGACAGAGTTTGTTGCTGTAAATCCATGATTAATTGTATTTAAATTCACATTGTTATACAATCCTGTAGCAATTAAAGCTGTTGTATCTCCACTTTGCTCTGTATATGTACCTAATGTTATTACGGATGACCCAACCGGAGTAATTTTTATTGTCCAAACATCTCCAGTTGCACCTGCTGCTGTTATTTCTACATTTCCTCCTGTTGCCTTTGTTTCATCATAATGTGTATTAACAATTCCTAATGCTTCAGCTTCTGCTAATGTAGTTACTTTTTTAATCCTGTCATCAGCTGCAAACCCACTTGGTAATGTTGCCTGTTTAACTATAAGACCAGAAATATAGTCTTCACCCGGTTGTTGTCTGCCAAGACCGCCACCTATTCTATTAATAGTTATTCCAGCCATTATTTCTTAGTTTTAGATTCTTTTTCTTTTGACTTTAACTCGGCTAATAACTTTTTAAAAGTCCCTTCCGAGGTTTCCAAGTCTAATTTATATCTTGATTCAAATTCAGAATAAGGAGCTATTAATTTTTGACGCTTTTTTAACAGTTCTTCTTTTTTTATTTGTTGTTCTAGCTCAATTTCTTCCTGTTGGTTTTTAATTTCCTGATCCAACTTTTCATTTTCAACTTTTCGTTTTTCGACTAGTTCTTTATTAAAATCTTCTCTCGTAAACAAAAAGTATTTCTTTAAATCTTTACAATAATATTTTGCATCACCTTCATTATTGAAAAAGTGTTTATCCTCAGTTCCAAAAATAACAGTTCTGTCAAGATCAGAATCAAAATATTGTTTTGCTAATGTTAATAATTCTTCTTTTGTCATAATGAATAGTTTAAAGGGGCTTTCACGCCCCTGTTATTATGCGTTTGTTTCAACTAATGCTACTATTCCCTTTTGATCTAATCTGTCAAATGTTGCACCAAATCGAACTACTGATTCAATTACTGTTGCTCCTAGATAACCTGCTGGTTTTCTATTAATAATTGTTTCTGCATGACCTTCAGCATGACGAACCATTGACTGATGCCAGAATATAGCTGCTGCATTATCTGTAACCGCTAAAGTTTCATCTACTGTTCTTTTAACTGTTGCATCAACATTATACATTACACCTGTTGAATTAATATCATTATTGCGCATCATTAAATTCATGCCTAAGATATAAGCTATTTCGCCATTTTTCAATTTAGAAAGTTCGCCTGTTTTATCAGCATCAACAAATTTATCGATCAATAATAAATCTTCAACCATTTCAGGAGTAAGAATTCCCCAAATTGAATTTCTACCTAATGCAGGCAAATTCATTTTATTGAATTTTAACCTTACATTCTGCATGTCAACTTCAATGATTCTTTTTCTGTTCCCAGTTGTACCTGTTACGGCTGACGCTCTTGCTGTTGATCCTGTTGATCTTACGATATTAGCCGCTAATGTTGCGCCCCATTCCGTAGCTGCAATATTACCTGCTCTTGTTTCGATTGACATAGATAAAGATGTCGCTAAATCAGTGATCTTATCGTAATTTAAAACAATACTTTCTTCTCTTGTTACAAGATATGGTTTTGTATATAATTGTTCTACTGAATACGATTTTTTTGTATCCGTTCTTGCTGTAATTGCGACTGGTAAAGTAGGATTTCCAGATAAGGCTGCTCCTACATCACCCGCAATTGGTATTTCTACAGATTCAACATCTGCACCAATTCCTGTTTCTGTTCTTGATTTTTTATAAAAAGAATTGTCAGGAAATAACTGCTTTTGCAGTTCGTTTGAAAATTTAATTGGACTAATTTGTGCCATTATATTATGTTTTTTAAGTTTATGCTAAGTTTGTCCATTCAATTACTACAGTCCCTGTTATAGGGCATGCGGCTTCTCCACTTGCAGCCCATGTATCAGCTACATTAAAATAAACAGTATGTGCTGCTGCGGATGCAATTTCTAATGGCGTGCCTGCTGTTGGACCGGCGGTTTTAACTGTTGCTGTCCCTGTGCAGTTTGTGGCTGTTTGTCCTGTAATTAAATTTTCAAATGTTGCTGTACCGTCTAATGTAGCAACAACCCCCGATGCTATTACAGTTCCAATCCCTACGTCTGGAGTGTCGGCGTCAATATTACCATCTAACGCCGTTAAAGCCATGCTCATATAACTAACTTGAATTGCATGTGCTCCTGCTGGCAATGTATATAGAAGTTTCCCAACTCCTAAAGCTGCTCCCCCTGCAATTGCAGGTAATGCTGAACTTACGGTCAAAACGGTTTTATGATTAATACCATCGCCGTATTCTACAGCAGTAACTCCTGTTGCTGCTGCTCCTAATCCTAATGTAGTTAAAGGGAGTTGAGTTATTCCCGATTCTCCAAAAGGTTGTCTTATAGTTGCTGAATTTGGCATTTTATTTTATTTTAAATTGTTCCACGCTAATACATATTCTTCATATTTTGCAGGCTCTTCGTTTCGTATTCTTTGAGCTTCTATTTTGTCATTAGTGATTAAATCTTGCCACTTTTCCCCCAATATTTGCTCTTTAGATTTTTTTTCTCCTGTTTGTACTCCTGTTTGTATTTGATTTAATACATTTACCGCTTTTGGAGCTACATTTGCAGAAAATGACTTATAAGCATCTATGCCTATAGTTTTTGCATTTTCAATTAACGATTCTTCATTCTCTGCAAGAAATTTTCCTGCTTTAATATCCGCTTTTACCATTTCTGTAATCGCTTCATTTCGAAATTTTTCTACTTCTGTTTTTAATTTCGTAATTTCTGCGTCTTTTTCTGCCCCCGATGTTTCAAGAGCTTTAACCTTATTTTCATAAAGCTTTAATTCACTCCTATCCTTTTGAGCTTCTTTAAGGATAGAAGTTTCATCTGCTTCATCTGAAAGGTTGTAAAACTTTGTTAAATTGCTCATTTTTGTTGTGTTTTTATCTGTTAAACCTAAATCTTTTCTATGTTTATTCAAATGATTAATTATATATTCATTCGCTTTTTCTCCTGTCCTTGCTCCTTGTGCTGCTGCCCATGCTGCATTTAATCCTCCTTTATGTAAATACATTGTGCCTGTTTCGTAACGCTCTGTTTCTTCGTTTACATTTCCATCTGTTACGAAATGGTGAGGATACGACCATTCGCTTGCATTTTCTGATCTGCCGTCTGCAAATGCTTCTTTAGGTAGTTCTCTTTTATCAATAGTTGCCCAACTAGGCTCTGATTCTGCTATTCGAGATGAATTTGGATTAAATACATTTTGAAATTTACTTTTATCGCTACAAACATTCATTATTTCTTCATAGCTCATATTTTTTGTAATAACTGGTTTCATTTTGCTAGGCAATATTTCATCTATTAATCCATATTCTAATTGTTCTTTTGCATTTAGCAATTTATCTTCCGTCATCATTTTGCTAACAAATGATTTTGTCATTTTTGTATTATTTGCATATAGCTGGACTAACGAATCTTTAAATTTTTGAGTTTCTTCTTTTACTTTTTCGTCTTCGATATTTTCTAATGTTTCACCGTCAAAAGATGGATCATGTACTACGGCTGTAGAATAGTCATATCCTAATCTTTTGCCTGGCGTTCCGGTTGCTAAGATTAAACTCATAATACTTCCAGCCATTCCTCCATTAATAGTATGAATTTCTGCTTTACTATTAAGATTTGATTCAACAATTGAAAAGCCGTTGATAATTTCACCGCCTACACTATTAATCCTTTCTCGTATTACTTTTGCGTCTATTGTATTTAAATAATCAATTTCATGTGCTACCAAATCACCATTTAGAACTTCTCCTACTATTCCCTTTAATGAAAGTTCATATATTCCGTCACCTTGATTTTTAAAATATCTTAAATTGATATTTTCTGTTGCTTTTTCAAATAAAATATATTCTATACCATGATCGCTTAGCCATTTTTTCGCTTCTTCGACAGTAAATTTATCTTTTGGGAATCTATATGCTTGTGTTTTAGTCGAGCCACTTGGATCGCTTTTTAACGGTCCGCCATATATCATAATACCGTTTGGCAATGTTTGTAAAACCACTATTCTTGCAAAATCATCAGGATTTTTGACTCGTGCTGCATGAAAATTTGGGTATGGCATAATTAAATTTTTTATAAAATTAATTAATTAATTAATTAATTGCAAAATTAACTATCTAATTATCACAAAGTTATACAAAGTATATAATTAAATATATAAACCAAAATCTGTAATTAAAATATCCGTACCCGATGAATATACTATTAATACTTGTGCATTCATTGCATCTAATCGCTCACAATCTACTACATCTGTTGAGCCATCTGCATACTTTACACTAACATTGCCTAAAGCGGTTGCTGTTTTTAATTTAAATTTTGCCGGTTTTGTTAAAACTTGATTAAATGCATAACTTATTACTCCTGTAACTTCGTAATAAATCTCTACTCCATTAGCTGATCTTGTCATATTATTTGTTTATTAATTATTAATGATACAGGAGCTACATCTGTATGTCCTTCTGTTACTCCATTTTCTACTACCATAGTACTAAATGTTATTTGCCAATCTCTGATATTATTATTATCTATATCATCAGTTTCTGAAATTCTTTGTAATTGTGTGAAGTTTTCTCCTTTTAAATTAGTTAATTTGCGATAAACATTATTAACTAAATTCAAATCTGGCTTCCATGTTGTTTCATTACCACTTAATGAAAATTGTTCGATATGAATTGTTATATTTATAATTCCTTTTTGTTCTTGCGTTTGATTTTTATTGTGAGGCATTAACAAACTTGAATTCCAATCTATGCTCGAAAAATGAATCCACGCTTGTGGGTATTGTTTTGGGATAATTTTTTCATCATATTTATCCTGTGAATTATATTTTAAAACATGCTTTAATTCTGCTATCTCTTTTAACGCTGTTTCTATTGCATTATATAAATCAAGTTTAACATTATCTGTCATTTCATTACATTATTTAATAATTTTTCTAATAATTTTTCATTTTCTATATTCAATTCCTTAGACTGCCCAGCAAATTCACGTTTAGGCATTTTTCTTCCTAGTCTATCTGTTATCCCTTCATTATGCCTAACTGCATACGGTATGTTTTTTGTGCCTAATATTATTTTCCCAAATTCTGCTTTTATTATTTGAAAATCTCGTCTTAATGCTCCTGTTTTTATCAAAGTAGCCCTTTGATTTCCTGATTCATTTTTTCGTGGTTTCCGTGTCTGCCATCCATTTTTACTTGCATCTGTCTTATATCCGCCCTTTCTAAATCCTTCTAAAAACCAATTCAATGAGTTGTTTGCAATTATTTTTGGTGCAGTTAATTTTACTGCATCAAATTTTTGTTTACTTTTATTTAACTCAAACCCTTTCCCTATTCTTTTTATCATATTTCTGGCATTTTAAATCCGAAATTATCATCCATCATTGGCTTAAATCTTTTTTCTACCTTAAAATATGGATGAGCATCTTTATTAAAGATATAATTCACTTCACCCGGATTAACACTAAACATTTTATCTGAATTATCTAAATTTTTTATCAATGGTAATTCTTTAACTTTTCTTTCTTTATTAACACTTTCTAATCTTTCTTTTAAACTTGATGTTTTGCCTTCTGTATGCTGTGTTACTATGCACCTGCAATTGTACGAATTTGGGGGCATTCGCGTATTCCAAAATTCATGGTCAACAGGGAACATTAATTGATCCCAATCTCTATGTTCATCTCTGACACGATCATCTCCTGCAGTTTCATATTTCAGCATCGGAAATATTTCCTTATCTTCTTCTATGCTCATCCACTTATCAGACCCTTGAGCCATCCCAAATGCTGTATCTTGTTCTGTTTTTAAATAATTAACATTATATTGATCATTTATTTTTAAAGCCGCTTCTCTAAATTCTTTAAAACTTCTTTTAGTTCCATCTTCTTTAAAAACAAATAACGTCAAATCTTTCACATTATTAAAAGTCTTAGCTCCTGAAAATTCTAATATATTTTGTCGGTAATCCATCGCTCTTATTGCTCTAATACTTCCTTTTGGAAACTTTGTAACGCTTCCCCCAAAGCCAGTATCGACTGAATTTATCAATTCAACAAATGTATACTTAAAGACATCTTCGGGTAAATTAAATACAGATATTTCTCCTGAATGAATTCCTTTTAATAATTTTTCTATTTGTTTTTTTGATAATGGCATTTATTTTAATTTTATATGACAAAAGTCATGTTTTTATTGTAACAAATGTTGTATATTTACATTTATAAATAAAGAATATTAACTTAAATTTAAAAATCATGAAAAAACTTATCATTTTATTATTCGTTTTATTTGCTTTAAATGCAAATGCTCAGTTTTATACTAAAATTAAACCTATTTCTTCAATTGAATTTGGTATAAAAAATAGATATTTATCATTTTACCCGTATAATTTTGATACCAACATTATATATAAATATCCCAACAATTCGCTTTTTTCAGATTTATGCATCGGTATCTCGTATTATAATTTTTCTTTAACATCAAATATTATTACTAATTTTTATAAATCTGATTTTTCAGATATTAATTTTTCACCATTTTTAGCTGAATATTATTTTGATCTTTTTTATTCATATAAATATATCAAACTTGGGTATCAGCATTTTTGTTCGCATCCTGTAATTAATAGTAACAATACCGATTTTAACGACAATAACTTTATTCATGATTATTATAATAAATTTTATATAAAAATAATTATACGCTAATTATATACTATACATTATAGCAATCCATCCTCTATTAAATGATGTTGAATCAAAAGTTGATGAATCAAAAAATCCACTAGTTACTCTAAATAAAGTTATTTGCGTTGATGATATGAATGTTACCGATCCAGCTAATACTCCACTTGTATCTGATCTAATTAAATCATGCATAGATGTGTCGGTATCATTTCGTATTATAACATTAATGCATCTGATTTTTTTAAAATCTGCTATGCTATGATTTACTACTATAGATTGAGTTGTATCCATATCCCAATCGCCTATTTCTATAATTTTTGTCAACAAACCCCCATTCACATCTGATAATGTAGATGGGGTTATTGTTTTATCGGTTGCTATTAATGCTTTTGCTTCCGTTGATGTTGCATTTTCCTGAATTCCTTTTTGTGTCGTTGTGGCATTTGGTAAATTTGCTTGTGCTATAATCGATGTTCCGGCTGTTATAGTATCAACTAATACATTAGGCATCCGTTTTGCCCCTGCATATGCCAAACTACCTGACCCTGCCGATATGGTCGCTCTGTTTTTTTGCCATGTTTGTCTAGCTACAGAATCATTAAACGTTTTATTCCCACCTGCTTCATATGTTGTTACTTTTACAAAATGTGTATTTGTTTGCGTATGCGCATCAACTTTTAGTATTTCGCCATCTAACATTACATATCCTGCTGTTATTGATGTTGTTCCAGTTACGCCCTGAATTATATAATTGTCGCCAAATGCTCGTAAAATATCAATTAAAGCATCTCTTGTCGCATTTGGGGTTCTTAAAATATCATCAAAGTTTATGTTTGGTTCACCGCCTGTAAATGTTAATTTTTTATCCATTTTTAAAATGTTATTATATTAAATGTTTTTGATGCTGCACTATAATTTTTAATTTGTTTTGTAACAACTGCTGAATCAAATGATATTGCAGCTGGTATATTTATTGTAAAATTATATGCTCCAAAAATTGGCTCTCCTTGTAAATATAACGAAAACGGGATACCTCCTGGTTCTCCTTGTAAATATATACTTAATGGTGATGGGTCTGTTTCTGTTTGTAAATACAAATCTATTATTAATGAACCATTTATGACATTGTTTTCTGTTATATAAATTCTTCTTAATTCATTATCATAATTATCGTTAAGATAATTTTCTAACGCTATATCCTGCCCTGTGTAATCCAAAAATTTCATCGTCATAAATTGATACATATATAATCTATCCGATAATGTTTGTATTGGAGCAACTACTGATCGTAGATACGGAATTAATCTTGCTTCTAATCCAGCTTTTGTTTTGCGCCAAAAACTTGGAGCTAAATTATTAATCACAATAAACCAATCAATATCAAATGGACTCATTCTGCTATATATGTTATCGTTGTACTTAATGGAAATGCCGGATCAATTTTCATATAACCAGCTATAGAATTATATGTTTGTGTTGCCGACCCCAATATATCGCTATAACTTCCTCCGTCTGGCTTTGCTTCTATATTTGTTGCAACAACATTTACTACTCCGGTTGATGATAAAATTGCATTTGTTAATTTTACAATTTGCATTGCGCCATTGAAATTTTCAGATTGAAATGTTTGTAAAAAATCATTAATTGCAACTTCTACTGGTTTTGTAACGCCATCACTTATTAATACTCCTGAACTATTTAATAATTCTGGATTATATGTTACTGTATATTCTGCTTTTAACAAATCAGGATTATCTGATATATATGTTATTGGCGTTCCGGCGAATCTTTTTGCTTTCCAGTAATCTTCAAATGCCGCTAATTCTGGTGCAGTTAATGGCTCTGCTATACCAGAAGTTATTTTTGCTACTTTTATAGTTATCAGCCCCTCGTTATCATCTGCCGCAGCTAATTCAACAATCCTTTTATCTAAATCTATAATTGGATATATAACTGTTTTACCTTCAAGTGTAATAGTCACATTATTTTCATCAACATACGTATCAGAAAAAATTAAAGAATCGCCGTATTGAAAAACTAAACTTTCAGATGCATACCATTTTAATACACCTGTTGGTATTTCTAATTTTCTGGTCTCAATATCTACTTCTAAAATATCCTGTAAATCTTCAATTACTTTTATGGCTACAGCGCAAATATAAAATATTAAATTCCAAATAGCTGTATAACTTGTTGATGTTAGCCCTGATAACCCAGATTCCGAATTTTTCTGATCTATCATTTCTTGTTTTATTTGCGCAACCGTTCTAGCCATTTAATTCTTTTTTATACATATTTGTAACTTTATCCATTACAGACGCCATTTTGTCATTTGTAACTGGAATTATGCTTGCATCTACTTCATAGCCTGTTTTTTTCGTAACTTCGTCATTTGGTATTAAATATCCTGACATGCTTAATTTTTGTATATTGTCAACATGATTGCTAATATCTAATTGTTCTGAAAAATCCCACTGTCCATATATTTTTTTATTTGCTCCAATAATCCCTATTTTTTTCATTCTAGGAATTAAACTCATATTAACCTCTGTTGATATATCTAATTTATCAGCAACTATTACATCATTTAATATGCCTTTATGAACATCTGCCGATCCTGCAAATGCTTTTTCGTCTGTCGTTCCGGTTTGTGATAAAATTATTTTACTTATAGCCTGATCGCATTTGCTAATAAGCTCACCATAAATATTATGAGGATCATTGCCTCCTTTTTGCTCAATAAATTCTACCTGATCGTCAGAGTCTTGAATTAAATATGTTGATCCTGTCATTGCTTCAAACATATCTATTAAATTCTGACGTCTTAAATTATCTCGCAAATCTGTTTTACCGACTCGCAATGGCATCCCGAATCTATCCGCATGTTCTGACCATGACCCAAAGACAGATTTATAAATTATATATGGCGCGCATTTATTTATTAACCCTAAATCTGTTTCACTGCCCATGCCTATAAGCCATGTCGCTTGTGGTTCTTCATCTATATTTATCACATTAGTACTACCATGAATATACGCCATATTTGAATCTAATATAACATCATGATAATACGGAATTAAGTTTTCTTCTGGTATTTTTTTAACCCATTCAAATTTATTATCTATTATATCTCCTAATTGCGCTATCTCATATCCATAAAATTTGGATAACATTTTTATTGTCATAAACGCTCTAAACCAAGGTAGCGGGAATCCTTTTGGATCAAGAAATTTTTTTGTTTCTTCTTCATCAATATCTCCTTTTTCGTTCATAATTCTAAATGATCCAGATATTGATTTGTTTATCCTTGTTTGCATCGTTGAAAATACCTGATAATCATCAACAAAATCACGATACATTTTTATAAGCTCATCCCGGTTTGGATTTACTATATCTTCTGCATTTTCTACAGCGTCTCGCCAATCTCCTATGTCTTTTGAAATTCGATCTAATGTTTCTGGCTTAATTTTTTTTAAAACATTCAAATCTTGCGATAAAGGTTTTGATATATTTTTAAATTTATCTTTTAAAGTCTGATTTACTTTTTTATTTATGTATTTTTCAAATATATTCATAATTAATATTTATATGAAGTTGTTGGCGAAGATCCATAGCTGAACCTTTCCGTATTTTGTTGAATTATGCCATCATCATCTAGTAATATATCTAATGCCGGCGTAATTACACCTTTTTGTACTTTTTCCAGCCATCCGATAGCATGTTCCGATTTATCTTTATTCCCTGCTCCATCATATCGTATTTGTCTAATCACCGGTATATCATGAGGTGTTATGCGAGAATGTATGTTATATAAAACTATATCAATAACAACAGTTTTTAATTTTGGCTCTCTATTATCTCCTGCTGTAAATTTAGTTGTATCAGTCGGCAAATCGCCTGCTATTGTTGTAGCTTTACAAACATAAAATGTGTTATTATCGGCTTTTAAATCCCACTTCGCCGGTGTTGTTAATGGTGTCTCTCCAACTGCTACGGATTGATTAGCCACATAGATTTTTTCATCTATGACAGGACTTGTTTCTATATTAAAACTGACTTGATCACCTGTAACATATGTTAATGTTGCATTATAAACAGTTGGGCTCCAAAAAACTCTGTCTTCTATTGCATAAATATCTGTTTTAGTATATGTTTTTACAACCCGGAACGCTTTATTTTCATCATATCTATTTCGAATATACCCGGCTGCCTCTGACACTGCATTGTCTATCGCGTCATTAATTATTCTATCATTCGAGATTGTGATTTCGTCAAGATTTTCTTCTTGTATCAATGTTTCAAAATCGAATTTAACTAGAAATTTATCCATTGCACGAAGTATTTTCCCCAAAATTAAAAAAAATAAAACATATTAACAAATTGATATACAAGTATTTGCCTATATACTTTGTACAATTATTTGCTTATACAAATAAAAACATATAAATTTGTATAAAACACACTATGCATATTCTAGTTGAAAAATTAATAATATTTCAAGTAAAATCTAATATTTCCGAAGAAACAATGTGTAGTGATATTGGTATTGCTCGTATGACTTATTATAATTTGAAGAATGATAATACTACGCCACACAAATCAACATTAGACGTAATAATTAAATATATACTCAAAAATAACATTGATGTCATTTGAAGACAATATTTTACAAAAATATTTAGACCGGAAGCCTTTTCGAGACGCAATTAAAATTTTTTGCAAATTAAATAATATAAAACAGATTTCTTTAGCTAATTCTTTGGGGATTACTAAACAGGAATTTTCTTTTTTACTTTCCGGGAGACTTAGTTCTATACCCTCAAAAGGGATAGAAAATTATTCTGATTTTGAAATTAAACTTATGCAACTTTTAGGCAGTGATTTTACTGAGGGTCGAATTCAATATTAATAGAAATTAATTTTAATCATGCTTGTCGCTTGTTTGTTGTTTATATTTATAAAAATATCCGGCTATTTTTACCCCTGTTTCTTTTAAATTCCTTATCCCAGTGTTAATTTCAGCATCATCATAAGCAGATAATGTATTTATCAAGTCATCTAATTTGTTGTTTATTGAAGTAAATACTTCTATGCTCATATGTGTTTTTTCGTTTTTATTGGTCATAATTTATAGCTTAATATTATATTTTTCTAAAATAGCATTTATTTTCTTTTTATTTCTACGATTTGAAATATCTAATATTTCTTTAATTATACTCATTTTAATTAATTCTTTAAAATCTTCTTTACTATAAACTTCAATTCGTTCATGCAAAAATGAATTAACTCTTATAATACGAAATCTATAACCAAAACAATCTTTTAATTCTTTATTTTCCTTTTGAAGATTGTCTAAATAATCCTTGTCAACTATTACTCTTTTTATTTTTTCATCTTGTTGTGCCATTATATTTTCTCCCATTCTTTAGTTTCAAAATTCCATTGTTTGTTATATTTTTCTTTCATTACAAAAGCTAACCAGAGTTGTTCAAAAGAATTAAATTTATTACAATATTCTGTACAATTAAATCCATTATCATTTGTACAACATGTAAACATATAATATACCGAATCCAACATTTCACTAGCATTTTTATCACTCCAAAACCATTCTAATGTCTTTAACATATTTTGTAATTGATCTTGGCATGGCAGCCAAATATGATTATCCCTCCCTATTATAAGTCTTGTTATTTCTTTCGAAGTTGATATTTCTGTAAAATTTCTAGGATTTTCAATACAAATATCGTAATCGTTAAAATAAAAATAATAATCACCCCATTCATACCCATTAACTCTTAATTTTTGTATATCTTGTGCTTTCTTGCACTTTTCTATGTATTCTTTTGTAATATCCATTATTTTTTATTTAAAGTTACAAATAAATGATTTAGGTTTAGCGCTTGAATTCCATGAAACAAAATTATGTTGATCTGAATCTAATTTATTTTGTTTTAAAAATTCTCCTATTTTATTAATTAATGATTCTCTTAATTTCGAATTAAATCCTTTACATTTATACATAAAATCATCTAATTCTTTTAACATTTCACTATCATTTTTAAATTGATTCATATCACTGATTTTTTACTCTATAAAACTTAATACCATTACAATTCAATCCCTCCGATTCAAGTTGTTCTGCTTTTTTGGTTGTAGTATAATAACTTATTCCTTTTGCATTGCAGAATTTTTTTAAGTTAGTCCAACATTCAGGCGGATTAGTCATGTATATTATTGATGTTTGTCTATTCATTTTTCTATTTCAAGTAAATTATTTTACGTAATTCTGGATCAAAATATCCCACTTTTTCTATAAGTTTAGAATTAAAGTTTTTTGCAAGTTCAACAAATCCTATATTGTTCTGAAAAGTAAAATATTTTTTATCGTTTGTCGCATTTTCAATAACATATAATTTAAAAGAACCAAAAGTTAGTTCGTTAGATAAACTAATAACGTCTCCATGTTTTAAAGTAATATTATTTTTATCTTTTATTATTTCTGTTTCCATATTTACTAATTTGATTCATCTTTAAATAACTTATCAGCATCTTTGCCTAATTTCAATATTGCTATAGTTTTAACAATGCCATTTATTACATAATATAAAATTTATCTATTCTGTTTTGTGGCGAAACATATAATCCTATCTTTTTCATAAAGCAAATTTAAGAATAATATTTGAATATTACGCAACTAATCCCGATAAAATTTGCGCTTTTTTATTCTAATTCCTCTAAATCAATTGGAACATCGCTCGAAGCTTGAAAAGTAAAAGGTAGTTCATTGCGGACACCTTCAATTTGCGGCATACTGAAATTTTCCACTACTATTTGATAAACTTCCAATACTTCGTTTAAATATTGACTTATCACATCTATTTGTTGAGGCACCTCCATTATTTCACGAAATGCTCGAAGATCGTTCAAAGGTATTACGTTGCTTTTATTTGATATAAACCCTCGTGCATTAATCATAAAATCATCGTCCGCTACATATTCTTTGATTTTGCCATTACGCCCTTGTATCGCTGTCTTTACGATATTTTTTGATTTAGACGCTTCAAATATTATAGTATCTATCACAATCCCTGGGAAATTTATTTCATTGCCTTCTAAGTCTATATATGTTCCTTCTGGTATTTCTAAACGATCTAAAACTGGTGTCGCATAATCCGTTTTCCCAATAGCTTCTTCTTTTTCTATTTCTGATAATGTTATATTAAATGCAGCCCCTTTTAGTGCTTGTATTGCAATGCCTGTCCCTAGTAAAAAATTTCCTTTTGATTTTGGGAATATGCTTGCTTGATCTGGTATTTTATATATTTTTACTGCCATGATTTTTTAATTTTAATAAAAATTCCAATATATTTTCCAAATCACTATTTTTAAAATATATTTCATAATCTGGAGCATTCAAACCATCAACATCAGACGTCAATATCATAGCTACTTGTTTCCCCTTTGTATATTTATCTGTTATAAATGTTATTTTCTGAGCATAATCTTTAATATGTGATATTAATTTATGCCCATCCCTTGGTAAAGTATAGCTATTTATTTCTATACTTATTTCTTCATTTTCTGATTTGCTTTTCATGCCTATATTTTTTACAAATTTACAAATTAATTAGAATATGTCAATATCTTTTAGTTTTATATCCGATTATTGGTTTTGTTTCTATATCTTTTCTTTGAAATCTGTTATATTCGCTTTCAAAAGCTTTAGTAATTAAATAGTCAAAAGTATCTGAACAATGACCATATTTTTCATATCTTACCTTAGTTCTCACATCTGTTTCCATTTGTTTAAACTTAGTGCCGTCAGGCGCTTCTTTAACAAATCTAAAATCTGCAATAGAATTATGACAAGATGGGTCAATGTAAAAATATATCTCACTTTGATTATTTTCAAAAACTTCATTTATAAAATTACCCCGCATTGCTACTGATGGATTTGAATTTGGCACTCTCAAAGCTGGATTAAATTCTGCAATATATTTACAAAATAAAGTAAAAAAGTTTTGCCCTTTTTCAAGTTTAGTATCTGCTTTTTTACTTGTTGCATCACCATATAAAAAAACTCCTGTAGTATGATCACTATATCGTAATGAGAATTCCAAAGCTAATTCTTTAAGTGTATTTTTTGGATGAGCCAGACATATCTCATCTATTTGATAGATAGTTTTATCTATTATCTGATATATCGTTCCAGTTATATAAGGGTTCACATTTTCGTCTAATGATATATGTAACGAAATATCAGGATTGTATTTACATCGTTTTATATGCTTACTTTCATCAAATCCTTTGTAAAATTCATTACCGAATTCCATAACTTTAGGATTTTGCTGTTGAAGTGCTTCAAATTTTACTGGATTTCTTTGCCTTGATTCTAAAGCGGATTCTAAAGAATGTACTTCTTTCCATAATGTTTCACCTACTTTTCTTGGATCATTTGGATTAGAATTATCAACTTTAATTCTAGGGAATATTACAATTTCCCACTTTTTTGAATATTCATCTTCGCTATGTTTTAATATTCGTCCCGCTAAATCATCTATATTCCATCTAGTTAGTGTTATTAAAATTTGACTACTATTATTAAGTCTGGTTTCTAATTCCGATGTATACCATTCCCAAAGTTTTTCTCTATATATTTGAGAACCTGCTTCTTCTGCTCCCTTAATTGGATCGTCAATTAATGCAACATCTACCGGATTCCCAGTAATACCACCACCAACACCCACAGATATAAATGATCCATTTTTATCAACTATTTCAAATTGTTCTGAATTTCTAAGATATGCCCCTTTTGAATCCGTTGCAACATTTTTTGAATTTAACTGTGTTTTAGGAAATACATCCAAATATGACTGATTTGTCATTATTCTTTGCACCTGTCTATTAAATTTACTTGCAAATGTTGCATTGTAAGCACAAAGGGCTATTCTTAAATTTGGATTTTTACCTAACATAAACGCTGGTAAACGTCTAGAAGTTAATTCGCTTTTGCCATGCTGCGGTGCCATGAACACCATCATTCTTTTTATTTTGCCATTTACAAAATCATTTAATTTATCACATAAATATTCATGATGCCAATTTACTATATAATCTTCTTTTGTATATAAAGTAAAAGCCAAAATATCTTCTTTGGCTTTATCTCGTAATTTTTGACGTTCTAATATATATAACTCTTCTAAAAGTTCTAATTCATCATTCATCTTCCTTGATGCCTAATTTTTCTTTTATTTCTTTTATCCTTGCTTCTCGTTCCGTTATTGTTAATACTTTTAATTCTTTATCATTCGATGTATGATCGTGTCTATCCTTTTGCCCTAATCTTTGTTTGCCTAACCAAATCAACATAGCTTTATCGCCTTCCATAGCAATTTTAAATTGTTTAGTTTTTAACATCGAATCGCCTTTAGCCTTCTTTTGTTGTAAATATTCGGAAAAACACATTTTATTATCTGTTTTACATCTCTTATAAAGTGTATCATTATCTATGCCTATATATGCCGCAATTTCAGTGCCTTCGCATGAAGCTTCAAGCAATTGATCAACTATTTTCCAATCTATATTTGCTTTAGGACGTGGCATATTTTAACAAGTCAATATTTTGTTTCCTAATAAATATGGATATTTTTTTTCTATTTTATTAATCATAACATCATTATTTTTTTCATTTCTTAATGAATGAATAAATTCTGTTTCTTCTTTTTCTTTTGTCCTTTGCAAAATCGTTCGATATGTAGAATATGCTTTATATTTCAAGGCGCCTACTCTGATCCTCCTATTTTTTAAATTTAATTCTTTTTGAAACAATTTATAATCAAAATCGCTCCTATTTATAACATTGCACCCTTGCAGTGGTGTTTTTTCATTAAAATCTATATATTGAAAATGAATTGTAATACGTGGGCTGTAAGTTTCCTGATAAAAAGGGACTTGATTTATGAATTCAAACATATCATCTTGATTTTCCAATCCTGCCATAAAATACATCACTATTTCATGATTCCATAACAAAGATTTATTTATTGTTTCTGTTATTTTTTCATTTGATATTGGCTTTCCCATTTTTTTACGCATATTTTCTGTAAAAAATTCGATGCCCATTCTATATGATCTTGAAGGATATTTACGTTTTAAATATTGATGATTTTTTAAATCAATCATGCCTAATTTTTTTAAATAACAATCTTCAATTTCCGGATATGGAAAATATGCTGATGTTAAATATAATCGTCCAGATTTTGGTATATTTTTTAAGGCGTTTATAACTAATTGTTTGTCGATTTGCGAATATTCATTTACATGAGAATAAAAACAAAATTTACATTTCTGAGGGCATCCTTTACCGCCATAATAATAATATACTTTTGGGGATGCTTTTATTATAGGATTCTCATTATATTTTATTTCATAATCTATTATTCCATTTTTTTTCTTTGTCCATACATTGGGTATATTTATTATATCTTCCTTATTTTTTAATTTACTTAATTTTTTTATAAATTCATACGCTTCGCCCCTGACTACATAATCTGCATAATTTAATACAAAATCTAATTTACATGTATCTCCTCCTGCAACAATAGGGATTTTCCCGTGATATAACTTATATGCTGAATATAATATATTAAATGCCGATACATCATATACTGATACAAATACAAAATCTGCATTATTAGGGCTATCTAATATTTCTATATTTTGTTTTTTTAATAAGTATATTAATAACATTATTGTCCCACACCTAGCCTGATTCTTCTCTGTATGAAAATATATTCTCATATTATTTTTTTTAAAATCTCTTCAAAAATAATCCCATTATGATTTTCGTTGCCTTCAATAAAATCATATTTGTTAATTATTTTTTCATAAAATTCTTTATTTATAATTCCATACATTTTCCCAATATACATGGCTGTTTTATTGCTAGATATATTAGTTGTAAATGTTCCTGCTCGCTTATCAGAATCTTCCGACTCTATTATTTCAATATCATAATCATTCTTTTCTAATCCTAATCCCCAATCTTTTAATTCATCAAAATCCCAATTTTCAAGCAAATCTATATCCCACTCGCCGATTTGAATATTATCTTGAATAACAAATCTTTTCTTTTCGTCTTCTGTTAACTCGTCTGCGCTTTTTACCCACTCATCCGGTATTTCTTTATAGCCTAAATTTTGTAAACAAATCAATCTTTTATTACCCCCTAATACAATCATTTTTTCAGGATCGTAAATAATCGGTCTTAATTTCATCATTTTAGGGAAATTCTTAATTGAATTTTCTAAAGATGTTAAATCGTCGAACTTTTGAGGGTTATCTGGGTTTAATTTTAAATTAGATAATTTCATACTTCAATTATTTGCGTCGGTCTTATTACTAATTCCTTAACTTGACTAGCTTCTAAATGCGTCGAGAATCTTCTTGCTTGATTTATATCAGTATCAAAAACCGGAGTATTTGTCTTTTTAAGTATTGTCCCGACAAAATGCAATGTTAAATCTTGTGTTGATTGTAAAATATATGCCATAATGCAAATATAATATTTTTTTATTGAATTGTCAAATTCAGCTAAGTACCTTTCAGTATGATATATAATTATTTTATTCAATACCTTATTGATTCGCTTAGCTCAAATTCATTACACCATACATCATCATTAGCAGTACGCCCAAATATAACTTGATATGATATTATTTTAGTTCTTACCGAATATGTTATATCAACTATTATTCCTTTGTCACTTTCGCTGCATATATGATATACTTTTTGTCCTATTTTAAATGCTGGTTCAAATTGTATCATAATTATTTCGATTCAATTATAAATTCTATATAACCTAATGCCCACATTGATATGTAGAATATTATTATAATAAGTAACACAATAAACAATTGTGTTATTAATCTTTTGTATTTATTCCAGTATTTTTTCATGATTTATTATTTTTATTTGATGTATGGTGTATATAATTTAGTTAGGCTTCATTTGCCTCCACGCCATCAAATAGTTTATTTTTAAAGTTTATTTTAAATTCCAAGTCACATTCAAAATATGTTGCTTTTTTCACCATACAGACACAATAAAACATTATCGAGTTTGCCGCAGCAATTAACTCATGCTGTTCTATTTTACTGTAAACATTAAATGGTAGTGCCATTCTACATATATCATCTGCTTGCTGCTGTGTCATTTTATTAAGTTTTATCCCACCGCACAAAACGAAAGTCTAACAATGTATAAAAATAATAGGCGGTTTCTACGTGTAGGTTGTTTATATTCATTTAATTAACTTTATTCTGTTTTACGAAGTTCAGCATTTCAAATCGCCTACTATTCTTATATTTAACGTTATTCTATATTTATTCATTATTTTATTAATTTTATTGCTTCTTCTAATCCTTCTTTAAGTGCGCTTTCATAACTATTATAATCATAATTAGAAATAATATTTTTGTCTGTATATGCAATTTTATAGAACCATATTATGATCGAATATGACGTCTGGGGATGATACTTTGTCCAACATAAAACTAATATGCCATGTTCATCTCTCAGCCATTGTTGTATTTCGCATAATAATAAATACTTTGATTGCTCAATAGATTTATTATTTTCAATTTTAAATCCCGCTTTAATTGCTGTTGTTAATAAGTCCATGATTATTTATTTTTAAAAATGCCCTTTAATATTTTTTCCAGCTTATCGGTATTTTCCATTTCCTTAATAGCATTATCAATTTCATTTGCTATTTTCTCTTTCCTTATGTATTCATTCAAATACTCTTGAATTTCTTCATTTTTTGAGTTAATAAAGGAAACTATCGTTTTAAATCTTTTCCCTTTATATTTTGAATGAATATATGATCTGTTTAATCCTAATTCTGAGCTTATGCCACTCCAATTGATGTAATTTTTCATAATTTTTCATTTATAACTATTCCTTATCTGATATTTCCAACGAATAAGCCCTTGAATATAAGCATATAATACATAAATAAAGGCAAAAAACGGAGTAAAAAGAATTGACCACAACCAGTCAATCTTAATTAACCAGGTTACTACAAATGCTATTATAAAGCATATTACAAATAAAGCAATGTTTTTTAAGATGATTTGTGTTTTCATAGTTTTAAGTTTTAGTTTAAAGATTATAGGCAATTTAATTTAAAACTTCTTCAAATGCAGAAATTTTATCATTATACAAATTTAATCTACGTTTAGTAAAAATATCCATTGATTGTAATTTACCTTTCCAATCATCTAAAATTTCTTTACGTTCAACTTTTAATTGATTTATTCTACTTTTAATATATTTTTCATCTTTCATTTTCATAGTTTTAAGTTTTAGTTAGCAAACATACGCTCGCTAAGGCTCTTGTCCTGTTTCAAGATAGTGGTCAATTGCAAGTCCACATTCCTCATTGTCAAATCTATAATCATCCCTACGTCTTACCCAATATAGTTCTGTTTTTCTAAAATACTTATGTTTAAGTGCTTCTCTATCGCTCGCTTTACGATTTGCTAACACGCTGTCATAAGGCATTTTGCTATTTATTTTCATAGTTTTAAGTTTTAGTTTGATGTATGGTGTATATAATTTAGTTAGGCTCAATCGCTTGCGCTCCATCCGCACAAACCATCCCTACAACCCTTCAAAATTTAAATCTTTGCAAGGCGGAGATTTGTCATAAACCTTTTCATATAAATAATATTTCTTACCGTAATTTCCATTTCTGTTAATTTCTACAATTACTCCGCAGCGAGTACATTTTTTCTTTGATGCTGTCGGAAAGTTAATCCATGTATGTTTCATAATTTAAAAATTTTAATTTTCCAAAACCGATTAATTCTAACACTCCGAAAGATATGCCTTCCGCACATTGCCTGCTACGTATCTGTACGGCTTGTGCTATTACAAGCGACAAAACCTAACTAAAAGTTATAGGCAATATTTTTAGGGCGAATAATAAAAATTATTTTATATATTCTTTAGCTTTGCTCTCTGTTATTTCTTCTAATTTATGAGACCATCCCAAACCGTCACATAATAATTTATTAATAAAATATTTACCGCTTTCAACAAGAAATAACTTTATAAGTTCTCCATTTACATTAACAATATAAGTTTCTTTAACTTTCATAATTAATGACTCATTCGCATTTTTTTTACTTTGTTGTAATTTTTCAAATTCCTGAACAGCTAATGCTTTTTGGTAATCATTCAATTCTTTTCCGTAAACCAATGCTTTTAAATTTTCCATTATTTTATTAAAGTTTTGTTATTTAAAATTTAGCTCGTTTTTTTAATTAACTCATCCATTTACATAAAGAACAAGTTGACCCGCCGGTTTTCAGATCATAATGCATTGAATGGATGCAATTTTTTTGATTATCTGTCATTTTGTGCCGAGCAGGAATATATTTAAATAGCTTTTCACATTCGCTTTCGGACATTTCAGACAATGCTTTTAATGTTTTTTGTTTATAATTCATGATATTAAGTTTGTAATTCTAATATTTAAGAAACTTCTATTTCATTGGCGTAACGAGGATGTATATTTATATTATCATTCAGTCCGTCACTCATTTTATTTACAGTCAATTTGCCGTCTATACTTTCAGTTAATCGGTATCTATTCTCGCCGATATAAACAATAATTTTATTAGCTTCAATCGCTGTATCTCCATGTTTTCCAGTTGTGTATTTCATAGTTTTAAGTTTTAGTTAAAATCCTTCAAATTCCGGCAAATTTAAAAATTCTTCCTCCGTCATTTCTTCACAGGTAACAGTAATAATATCATTAATATCCATATTTTCAATATATTCTTTAACATCTTCGCTCCATTCGCAATAGCAGATACCTGCTAAATCATTAAATTCTAATTTCCATGTTTTCATAATTTTAGTTTGGTGTATATAATCTATTTAACGATAATATTGCTTAACTATTTCTATAGCTTCATCAAAGGCATCTCTTTTAGCTTCTGCAATTAAATCATCTTCTTTGCTATTCCCTGCAACTCCTATTTTGGAGTTATAACCATGCGCTACCGTGTCAAATTTAGTAATAATACTGCCGCTAACATCAAATATAGTTAATTTTTTAATTTTATTTTCTGCCATTCTATAACCGTCTGTAAATGCAGTTTTTATGCCTATATTAATAGGCTGTTCTTTCTCCCATTTTTCTACTATTTTAAGTAATTCGCTATCTGTAATATTTTTCATATCTTTTATGTGTTTAATTTAAGTTTTGTTATTTAAAATTTATCTCGTTTTTTTAAATTAAGGCTAAGCCCTTTTTCGATTATCGTTTTAATTTATGATAAATAATATCTATTAGGGATAATTGTTTGTGCATATTCTATAAATTCCTGTTCATCCATTTTTAGGAATCTACTCATGACCTTATTTATACTTTTTTGTTTCAAATTCCCGTAAGGTCTTAAAATTATTTCTATTATTTGATTCTTTGTTATCATAACACTAATTTTTTAGTTAATAAAAGCCTCGTATCGTGAGGCATACGCCTACTGAACTAAGCAGGAACCAGTAGGATTATAATTGTTCTAAATATTCTTCAGCTTCTTTTTTATCAAAGAAAAATGCAGGCGCATCATTTAATCCAGAACCATTGTCATAATCAAAATTGTTTAACCAGCATTTCCATAATGCTTCTTCTGCTTCTTCTTCTGTTTCATACGATTCCTGAAATTTAGGATGATTTCCGCTAATTCCCCAACTCCAAAGTTCCCAGCGTCTTTTGTCTTTTATTTCATTTTCTAAATCATTATCTTTAATCCATTGTTCTGCTTCTTCCTTAGTCCTGTGTAGTTCACCGTCAGTTGTTTCAAATGCACCTTCTTCTCTAATGTGCATTCGTGGAGCCACTCCGCCCGGAGTTGTAGTTTCATCTCTAAAATAATCTTCGATAATAGTTTTAAAAATGTCTTCTTCAATTTCATCATGCTTTATGATGTAAATTGTTTCGTTTAATCTTTCTTGTGTTTTCATTTTGCTTAGTTTTTAAGTTAATATTAAATATTTTAAAAATCCATCAGGGGAATTGAACCCCTGAATGGATTAAATTATTCTATTATTTAACAAAATCCTGAATCTTTATTTAAGTAAATTTTAAAAATGTTTAAATTATGTTTATTTATAAATCCATTTTCGGCGTGTTTAATGAGTTTTAATTTGTCATTTTCCGTCAATTCTTTTTTCCCAACTGCTAAATAATTCATATAATAAGAGCCTGTTCCGAAATTTTTATCAATATCATTAAATTTTATCTCTTTTTTTACATCTAAATCGTTAACACGTGTCCAACCCTGGGAATAAAAAGAACTGAATATTATATTAAGTTTGTTTTCTATTGCAAAATCAATTTTTTGAGTTGTTGTATGATTACTCATACTTGCTGCTAATTTTGCAACTTTTGTTTTTGCTAATTGTACTTGTTTTGTTTTCATGATTGCTTAGTTTTAAGTTAATATTATATTTTAGTTGAATTTATAACTTTCATTATTTCGCTTAATTCGCCTGATGATACATAATTACGAACTATTTTTACAGTCAAATTGAATTTTCTAACTAAAAATTTCATATCAAATTCTGCTTCATCAGCTTTTTGAAATTTCATATTCTGACAATGTTGAACAAATGCATAAGCTTTAAGCTCTAATAATGACTGAGGAGTAGCTATTTGATTGCCTTCCTCGATTTTGAAAATCTCAGCAAAAAATTTATTACCGTTTGCGTTAAGATAATCAATATTTTCATCATGTAAAAAAGCTTCTTTTGTTGAAATATCATTGATTAAATAGTCAGTATCATTTGTTGATCTTGAACTACCTAGTATTCTTAGTGCTTGTCCGCCGATTAATATTTTGCTGTCTGTTGTCATCGTTGTTTCTTTATTAATTATACGTAAATATATAACAATTGTTGCAATTGTGCAAATATTTTAACACTTTTTTTTATGATATATATCATATTTATTTATAATCAACTACTTAATAATCAATTAATTTAATAATAATTCGTAATACTCTTCTGATATTGCGAATTATAAAATTATTATTTTGTTTTTTATATTTGAATGGTCTGCATAATTCATTATGATTCAGTTCGATTAATTTATAATCTTTAATTACTATTTCCTCAATTCCAGAATATGTTTTTTTTGCTATTAATATTGCATCTTTCGCAAGATGATTAATCCATTTTTTTTCACCCTGATTCATGCTACAATGTAGAATATTTAATTTGTATAATTTTGCAAGCGCCACTAACCCATCTGTAAAAAATCTGTAACAATCTACAGGGTATCTATGTTCCTTAAAATTGTTTGGAACTATTATGCAAATTAAACCGCCTTTTTTTAAAACTCTACACATTTCTTTCATTGTTATCCAGAAAAATTCAACATGCTCTAATGCTTGTCCGCTTATAACAACATCATAATAGTTTGATTGTATACTTGACCAATCGTATGGATTTTGTAAAACTATATCTACATTTTCCCCTTTTTCAATATCCAGCCCATGATATTCTGATTCTTTAAATATATCCCTATAACTCCCATTCACATCATAACTCCCAACATCAAGTATTTTAATATTATTATTTTCTATAAAATTATCTTTAAACCATTGCATTTTTAATTTTGATTCTTTATGCATAATATTTGTTTTTTATATTTTATAATATTCCTTTTAATGCTCCTAGAATTCTGCCTTTCATTATCATTCTGTCATATCGCATCAATGATTTTATCTCTTTCATGAGTTCCGGTTTTTTATCATTCCCGAATTCATTAACTATTGCGTATAATATTCCAAATTCTGTATTTGTAAATTCTGCTTGTTTTTTCATGATCTTGAATTTTAATTTACAATCTATAATCTTTACCATTTAATGTTATGATATTGCATGTTTGCATTATTCTGCTATGTACCCTGCTTCCATACAATTCTAATATGTCATCAGTATTATAATTTGATGTAAAATGAGTCATCAATCCTTTTGAATATCTCATTTCAATTATTTCCTCGATTGCGTTTAATTCCGTTCCGTAATACTTGGCAGATGTTGATTCAGAGCCAATATCATCAATACAAATATTTGATATCATTATATATTTTTGAATCGCATCATATCCTTTTATTGCGTATTGATTTACTATTTCCCGAGATGATATAATTTTGTAATTAAATCTAATCAATTTGCCATTTTTAATATATTTAACATCATCAATATTCATATACTGTGACATTATTTCCATAGTTTTAGTTTTACCAGAGCCGGTTCTTCCAATTAATGCAATTGATTTATTTAAATCATAAATACAAGATTCGTCACCATGAATATATTTTATTAATTCAGACCATACTTCCTTATTAAATTCATCGTATTTAAGATTATTTATCATTTTTGAAGCTATTTCGCACCAAACATGTTTTGCAATTGACGTCGAATATGGATAATATTTTATTCTCGACGTTCCTTTTTCTTTTTTGCAATCTTCTAATATATTACTTATTATATCCATTTATCATTTATATTTTTTGTTTGCTTTTTTTGATTATTGTCTATTTTAAATATTCCGGAATAATTATTTCGAATTGACTTATTAATCATTTCTCTTGCAATTTCAATGTCATTTTTCGAATCTTTTAATAAACTTTCTATTAATGTTTTTAATCCCGTTTTTTTATATGATTGACCCTTTTCAGACTTATATTTTAACCATAATGTTATCAAATTTACATATTCATTACTTAAAGAAAATTCATCTTTTATTTCATCAAATATTTTTATATATTTTTCTTTATCTTTTTCTTTATCTTTTTCTTTAAGACTATGAATAGTCTTTAGATAGTCTATCCATAGACTATGATTTTTTAATATTCTAATGTATGATTGATGAGGTTTATTTGTTAATTTTTCATCATCAAGTATTCCATATTGAAAATTACAAAAATCAATAATCCAATATTTTTTTTCATTAATTTGTTTTAATTTACCCTTAAATTCTAATAGACTATCCATAGTGTATGCATACCCTATAACAAAAGAAGCCAATTCGATATCTTCTTCCCAAATACCAACAGAATCGCAATTTGTAAATAAGTAAATCCAGAGCAATTTTATTTCAGGTTTTAATTTTCTAAACCATTTATTTTGCGTCCAAATAGTCGTGTCAATAAATCGTTTTGCCATAAATTATATTGTTTCACATGTATTTCGTAACCAAATAACATATCCTTTTTTTTGTTTTTTCGAAACGCTGTTATTACTTCTATTTATAACCCTTATTGCCTCATCTTCGATTTCTAGCACCTCAAATGCTATCCTGCCACGAATCTGAATTTTTTCAGCGAATATATCGCCTACGATTAAATCATCCATTGCTACGTTTTTCATAATTTATTATTTTTCATATACATTTAAATTCATGATTATAACCACAAAATGAATCATTCCACCAAATAGGAGTCGATTTCTTAACTAAAAACCCTAATTCGAACAATTTGTGGCATATTTGATAATCGTCCAGTGTTGGTCTTTTATAATCACCAATTGAATATTTAATGAATATACTTAAATACATTTCATCGGAATCGTAAATTTCATTTTTTCGCAATACTTGCTTTAATAAGTTTATCATAATACAAATTTGTTTAGTTTAAAATTAAAAAAAATTATTTCGTCAAATAACTAATCGGGCAAACTAATTCATTTGATAATAATAATAAAAATTCAGGGGTTGCTTCTTTTACACCATTCACAAAATTATAATATGTCGATCTAGGCGTTTTAGTTTTACTAATCAAATGATTAGCTGTAATCCCTTTTTGTTTCAATCTTTTCTTGTACTTTTCGTAATCTATATACATATTTATTTACTTTTTAATTCGAAAAAACCCGACTTAATCGTTGTGTGAGGTTCTTGGGGAAGCCGGGTTTTTAACTTAAATCTACGTATTAAAAATAACAATCTCAAATACAAATATAGTTAATATTTTGAATAAATCAAATCTTTTAATACTTTTTTAATTCATATTATTACCTGCAATTTTCGTTTAACCATTTATTCGTATCTTCAATATCTCGAATTGATTTTGCATTTTTCTCGTCAACTTTTAATTGCTTTTCAAGTATTTTTTGAAGTTCATTAAATAAACTTAACCGACTAGGATTGTTATTGTCAGTTTTTAATTTAATATTGGCTTCCTCGTCTCCGGTATCAATTATTTTGTAAACTCTCAAATGTTCAATATCATATACTTTTCGATAAAAAGGGTCGTAAATTACTCCGAATTTGTATTTCCCTGTTTCGTTTTTATCGGTATCAACAAATTCTATAGCAAATTCTGTTTTGCCATTTTCAACGTAATCATATTTACCTTCGCTATCAAAGTGATCAATAATATGATTCTCAAATTTTGTTTTAGAAATAATTATTGTATCCATGATTTTAATTTGATATATATATGTTGTATATAATCTAATTATGCGGCTTTTTAAAGAAGCATTCTAAACACTGTGTTGGTGCGTAGTCGCTTGAATCATCTAACTGCCATAAAGAATCATTATCATTATTAGGGTCTGGAAATGGTATATAATCTCCACATGTTTGGCATAATCCTTCCACTTTCATACAATAACTGCAACGTTTGATTTCACCATTAAAACTAAAAAGTTCATCTGCATACTGATTGCATTGTTCACAAACGTCACATAATATAGTATAACTACAATTGGCATGTTTCTGCGTTTTTGAAACTTTTGTTTTCTTTCCCATCCTTGTCTGTATTTTGAAATTTATTACTAATTGTGCTCTATCGGTATCAGCAATCTTACAGAAGCCGATTGCCAACTGTTTCAAATTCTTGAATATGCTCATCAAAAAAGAAATTGCCGTCACAAGCATGACAAGAGATACAAATATCTTTTGTCGGTACATCTAATTGGGCAAATTGCCAAGCGTTACATATATCACACCAGACAACGCAATTGCCATCATTATCATAGTCACCCTCAAATATTTCGCATCCATTTACGTCAGTTTTGCCAATAAATTGAATTAATTCATCAGCTTTGACTTTTTGAGTAAACGGAAATCTTTTTAGCGGAATATCAACCATTAAATCAGGGAATGAAATTCCATAAACATCATACAGTTTATTTTTATAAAGTGCTTTAAATTTTAATTGTCGATTCATGATTTTAAGTTTTAATTTAATGTATGATGTATATATTCTAGTTGTAGGCAATTATGCCAATTTACAACATTCATGCACCCATTTAGGTTCTCCGCAATGCTTACAGTTCATCGCTGTTGTATTGTCTGGTTCATATTGGCATAACTGTCCGCTATGCCCTACAACATCAAATATAGTGCAATTGCCGTGCTTCGAATTTTCGACTTCCTCACGCACAAATCTCATTATAAATTCAGCATATTTAATTGGCGCAACATGGTAAAACAAACTTTCCGGGTCTGTTATTTCACGTTTTCTGTATTCAGGCTGTTTAGTCAGCCAATTACATATTCCTACAAGTAAACTTTTTTCTGTTAAATCCATCGCTCGTATTTTATAGTGTTTTACATTTAATCAACATTGTACTAATTTTTATGGGCAATCGACACCATATTTGAGTACCGTTATCGGCAACCTTACCGAACATCATATACAAATCCAAACTCAACTTTTACTTTTGAGTTTATTTTTGCTTCTAATAATAGAATGTCTTCTTTGTGCTTTTCTGAAAATTCAGCAATCATAGCATTCATTAATTCGGGCGTTAATGTTGTAAATACATTTTCATTTGTATCAATATTAATTTTGCTTTTGGTGTTTGAAAATAAGTATATTTCATCATTTTCAATATAATGGTAAAAATTTTCATTCAATTCTTCGTGTTCTCCACAAGTTTTTATTTCATGTTCATAATTTTTGTATTGAATTCGAATTTTAATGAACGGTTTTAAAAGAATATTTCTGGTTACACTCATAATATTGTTTTTAAAATGAATACTTAAATATATAACATTTGTTGCAATTTTTAACACTTTTTTTTATGATATATATCATATAATTTAAATATACTAGTTAATGAAGCCACTTAAGGCTACACCATTCACTATTAGTTATTATCATCTTTTTGCCATTTTCAAACTCAATAAGTGCATTATCTCCATTATTAAGCATAACACAGCCTTCATTATCAAACTCATTTGTGTTTGAATATTCAAGCCAAATGCATTTTATACAGCCATCATTTATTTCAATCATGGAAGCTGTCAGATAGTTGAAATATTCTGCTTTTTTATTTTTCATTTTTTAACCATAATATATCTATACCATTGGCGACTCTATAACTTTCCAGTAATCAACACATACCTCATATTCATAGCCATACGAATCATCATTTGTCCATTTGCCTGCCCACTTTCCGTATTTGTGATATTCTGCCGTATAGTGATATTTGTACGGATAAATATAGTAAGTATCCTCTTTATCTGGCTCACGCTCGGCGCATGCTACCCAATTACTATTGCTTGATATAGTTAAACTTTTAACTAAGTTTAATGCTGTATTTAAGCCGTCGACAAAGCCAATGCATTCATCTTGATTGTGTTTGTCTTTTATATACTTCTCAATTAATGCTTCTTGATGCTCTTTTGTTACTATCATTTCTTTTTTATTTTATTAAAATTAATTGTGAATTTTCATTTTTTGTTAATTCGTGAAATATTGCTTTCGTAATTTTCCATTTTAATTTAGTTCTTTAATTTTTTCTTTATAATAGCCTATTTTTTCTAATAATTCACTTTTTGACCATTTATATCCATTCATTTTGTATGCTTTTGCATCTTTTTTTAATTGAGCAAAATTTTCTTTTCCTATTTTTTTTATTAAATTATCACCATAATTAATCAAATGCCCTCCATCAAAACAATTGCATCCAGGACACTCACCATTTACATTAAATTCATTAAATCTTAAAGCATCGTATCCCTTGACTGGATAATAATGCCCAGCTTGTTTTGCTTCTTTAAATTGATTGCATGAAATACACGGTTGCCCATTATCTCTTAATCGTATAAATTGATTAAATATTAATTGTAATTCGGCTTTAAGTTTAGATAAAGTTTTGGTTTTTTTCATGTTCGTTTAATTGTTTAATTAATAAATCAAATTTATTGGGGAAATTTACACATATCTCTTTTTCTGCTAACCAATTACTAATTACTTCGAGAATTAAATTGATCATTTCGGTTGTTAATTTTGTTGTGCTTTCTATTTTAAACATTTGATTTTGCAATGGTCTCCAAATATATTCTTTTACTAAATCACCAGTATAAGGGATTGATATTATTTCATTTGTGAATGGATTCGTATAATTAAAATCGTAACCAATATTCAAAAACTCGCCTGCCAACATGATAAAATATAAATGTAAAGCCCTATTTTGCAAATTAGATCGTGTCTTTTTTATTAATGATATATCAATTATTAGCCCTTTTTCTGAATATTCAGAAAGTTTTTTAAATGCATTAATTTTGCTTTCTTTATATGATAAATTATATCTCATATCTCATATCTAGTTGATTGATGCAATCTTAAAATTTCAAACCTTTCACCTTTATTTTTAAAGATAAATTCATTTGCTTGTTGTTCTGATAAATGACTGTTTATTGCGCCTTTTTCATACGCAAATTGACCAGTATTGCGTTTTGATTCGATAATATCGTTTATAGTTTCCTCATCATAATTAAATTCAAGAGCGTATAAATCATATCCTTTTGCTTCAATTCCTTCTAATGTTGCGGTATCAGTTGCATGAATTATTTTATAATCACTAGTTAAAATTCGATAGCCAAAATTAGGACAATCATGATATAGTTTAATAGGTATTATTTTAAAAGTTCTATAATTATAAGATTGCCTAGCTTCGTAAATATCAATATTTTTTAATTCTGACAAATGCTTTAACATAAATTCACCACAACCAATTCTTAAACTTGGTCTTTCAAATTGTAATCTTTTAAGTGTATCAATATTAATATGATCTTTATGTTCGTGAGATAATAATACAATTTGAATATCTTTTAAATACTGTTTAATTGAAGTAAAAGAAATTCCAATATCAATCATAATCGAATTATGATATAATACTGAATTCCCTTTACTTGATGATGCAATTACTTTATACATTTTCTAAATTAATAGTTTTTTGGGTTGATTCTTTTTGATCAATAATTTCAGCGTCTTGAATTGATCTATTTTCTGGTTCTTGTATTGTTTCTCCGTCATTTTCTCCCAAGTCAAGTCCTGTAATATATTCATAAAGCATCTTTTTTGCTCTTCTTTCTGCCTTACCTTTTAGTTGATCATAGCTTGAATATGAATTTTTTGGAACAACTGCAGTCATTAAAAAAGAATTTTTATTTCCTTCAAATTCGTAGTTTATTTTTACAGATATTTCAGCAAATTTTGCATCCTGTTTAGTATTATCTGCTCCAAAATTAAGAATATATTTTACTTTTAATTTTTTAAGCAGAGCCGTAAATCCTTCTTTTGTCGGGTACATTTTATCAGCAATAATATTCATTTGATTAAAAGTAGGCAATAAACCAAACGAAGCGGCATCAATAATTGCGTCCCTTACAATAGTAATGTCATACAAAGATTTTTTATTACCTTGTTTGTCAGGTTTCCCGTTGCGATCGGTCAAAAATCCTATTTTAGTGTTCATTAATGGAAGAAATACTTCTTTCATTATTTCATCAGTAAGAACTTCTCTAAGGTTTTTAACAACAACAACAGCCTTAAATGCCGCCCCTGCATTTTGCATTAGAGAAATACCCTCCGCTTCATTGCATGCTAGTTCAAATTTTTCTTTTGCTTTTTCTAATTTTGCTAGTTCCATTTTTATATAGTTTTAAATGTTATGTTATTTTCTAATAAGTATGATTTTAATTCTTTTAATTTTTTCAGTGTAGCAGATACTTCAAACCTTGTGGTTAATGTTTCTTCTTTTTCTTCTTTCACCGGAACTTTTAACGGCTCTTTTAGTTCCGGTTTGATTTCTATTTGAACCGGCTGTTTTATTTCCCTTTTTTTATCAGTCTTTATTTTTTCTTCAAGTTCAATAAATTTAGTCAAAAATTCTGATTTTTCATAATCATTAATGATACTTTCAGATATATAAATATCATCATTATAGACAAATGATTTTGTCATTTGATCAAATGACATTCCGATTCGTTTTAATTCTGAAACTCTGCGATTATTTTCTATTTGTCTTAATCGCTCTTTTTCTTCATTTTCTCTTTGTATCCTTGAATTGACATCTTGAATAGCTTTTGAAACATTTAAACTGATCTTATATTCTGTCATTATTTCAGCCTCGTGTGGTTGTGTTTTAATCAAATCAATATCAGAACATGCTTTTTGAATAAACTCGTTTATTTGCTCTTTATATTTCTTTTCTGAGGTGGACAGATTAATATCTAAATTAAGCTTATCAAAAGTAATAAAATCAATTTCCTCGGATTGACATAATTCAATAAAGTAAATTTTTAAAATCGCTTCTTTTTGTTCTTTAATTTTAATCTCAACACTTGAAATTTTATCTTTTAGTAATTCGATTGCATTTTTGTATTTTTCTAAAATCTCATCCTTATATATGATCTCAAATTCATCATACGGATTATTTATTGCTTTTTTGATAAACTTTCTTTGATCTTCAAAATCGCTCAATTCTTTATTTAATTCAGCCCTTAAATCTTTTAACGATTTTACCGTATCAATTGTAGCAATTTGATTTTCTAAATCTAATTCAGAAAGTCTCTTTGTCACTCTTAATCCAGCCTTAACTAATTCATGTTTAATTATAGGCTCTTGCACTAATTTAATTTCGTTTTTTGTTTCCATTATTATTTTATTTATTTGGATTAAACATTTTTTCTAATTCGCTAAATAAATCAAATTGAGTATCTTCAATTTCAATTACATTTTCTAATTCAGTATTTGGGGGTTGAAGCATCATAGCTATATTAATAGCGTCCTTATATTCTGCATTAAATACTTTTGCATAAGTTGATTTAAATTTCTTCATAATTGTAAATTTAAGTTAACAATAACAAATGTACAATTATTATTTTAATTATACAACATACATTATATGATATATATCATATTGATTTTATCAATATTTATGTGTAAATTTGTAAATAAAAAACGTGGGAGCAAAAAAAGGACAACGATCAAATAGAGCAAAATTCACGGATGATGAAATCCGTCGAATAAAATTTATGCTTAAAAATGAATATAAAGCATCTAAAATACGTCGTATATTCAATTGTACATCTCAGGATATTTGGAATATCAATAATAAAGAATATTATAGTGATGTTGAACTTGAAAATGCCGAATTAATTTTATTAGATGCTGTCTGGTTAATGCGATGGAATAAAAATAAAACAGCGATAAAGGCTGTGCTTACTGAAGATGAAGCAATGCAAATGTGCAAGGATATCATTAAAACGCTTAACGAATCAGGATATAATATAATATGAAATTAATAATACTGAATTAATTATTGTAGAATTAAAATTTTTAGCTATGAATTGGGATTTAATAGGGTTAATTTTTAATATAGTTATGTTTATAACTATTTGTATTATATCTTACTTTGCATTATTTCATAATAAAAAAATATCAAATAAACGTGACTTGTAAAATTTAATATATGAGCAAAAAGCATCATTATTTAAAAACAGAAACCGAATACTATCAAGCTATTGAGTGTGGGAAAAAGAAATTCGAACTTAGAAAAAATGATAGAGACTTTAGGCAGTATGATATACTATACTTAGAAGAAGTTGTTAATGGTGTAAAAACAGGTAGAAGTTTACCTCCAGTTGAAATAAAATACATGCTTAAAGATTGTGCTAAATATGGTTTACGTGATGGCTATTGCATACTTAATTGGTAGCAATTAAGTATGCCTATAATAAAATTTTAAGAACGGATGGTTGAGGGTGAAACAATTACCTTTAACGTTGAATGTATGTATAGTGTGGCTTTGCACGTACTTTCAATTTACAGATAAACTTATTTAGCCACATTACATATACATATTGTTATGCTAACAGAATCAAATACATACACATTTACAACAACGGACAATTGCTCCCATGACAATTACACTTTCAGAAAAGTAGCAGTTAATTTTTATTTATTCGAGTTAACGATGCTTTTTAAAGTGTGCCACAAATGCCACAAATTAATAAAAGACCATAAAAAATGGAAAATAAAAATTAATTGAGCATAACGGCAAATTGCATGAAGCGGTGACGATTAGGAGCTACTACTTGTCGAACCGCACAAAATTAACTTAGTAGCCAAGTGGTTAAAATTAAGCACATAACGCCACTGATTTATACAAAATGTTATGTGCAGTACTTTATGAAAGGGAAATATTTGATAACAACAGATAATTGGTTTTACGCTCCTGACGGCAAAGAATATCGTGCAACGTGGGGTGATGTTGAAATAGTAGAAGATACATTTTTAGGATTAAAAACAAACAGAAATAGTACAAACTGGTTTGCAAAAGTGGGGAGCGAACACAATCACATAATAATTGCTGGCTGCCAAATTCACTATGCTATTAAATGCGAAAACAAACCAAATACAGATGTAAGCGAGGGATGGACTACCAACGACAATGGCATCCAAAAATATGAAAGACCAACGACTATTTATGTGACTGAGTAGTATTGCACATAACATTATATTAATTGCATATTTTATGTATATAAATTTGAAAAGGGATTACATAAATAATTTTATTTGATATTTATTTTCTTTATCCGTTTATCTCCTGAGCAATTATCAATTATAGTATAGTTTAACCATTTTTTTTGGAATGGATTTGTAAATTTTATTCGTAAAAAATGCAATGTATCTTTTTCCCAGTGTTCGATTTCAGTAAAATCACTATTGAATTTGCGATTTTTAATATTAATTTCTGGCGTTGTATCTACCATATTAATAAATCCAGAAAATTCAAAACAACCTTTTTTATCCATAAAAGGATACGTGCCTGTTTTTTGTGAATATATCGGTTTTAATATGTTTATTGTAGTGTCTTTATATATTGTGTAATTATTTGTAATTTGAGTTACATTTTTAGGTTTTATCCTCGCTAAATTCAATATTGAATCGGTTTTATTATCCATGTATTTTTTAAAATCCCGATACGTATAATTTATTTGCTGGATTTGTTGTTGAATTTCAATAGTGTTTTGCTCCCACCGTTTTGAATCTGCTTTATGTTTTATATTTTGTGTATATTGAATATACGCAAATCCACACACTATTATCAATGCAAAAATTAAATATAATGTTATTTTTTTCATTTTTTATTAATACCAAATCTTGTTTTAATATTTTTATTTGCCATACTTATCAATGCTTTAAATAATTTTTGACCAAATATGCCAAACGACATAGCTATTATTTTCATAGCATCTATACCAGCTATTTCAAATTGACCTGCTTTTAATTCTAATGCCCATATTAATGAACATCCAGCCAATATGTTAATTATTGTTGTAAATATGTATTTTTTACTTAATACATTTTTACCTGTTTCGCTTATCCAATCTATTCCGCCATAGATTAATGCTCCCAAAATTGCTGCTAAATAAAGTGTCATAGTTTTAATTTTTAATTTATTTTATTTAATCTCCGAATCCCTAATATTTTTGATTTTGGATATGATATAATATTTACCATATTTGTCTGATTACCCCCAAGAATCCATATTGAATTTAAATCTTGATTTATATATATTCCGACATGCCCTTGCCATGCCTGATTCCCTCGTTTTAATATTACAACGTCTCCTAATTGTACAGAATCCATATTTATTTCGTATCCGATATCTAACCATGATCTGGCATTTAATTTAGATGTTCGTTCAAATCCTGATTTCATTGCACACCAGTTTATAAAAGCCGAACACCACGGAGTTTCATCATTGTCTATCTGCTTAAATCCAATTTCATTAAAATATGAAACTATCGTTACATTGTGATTTGTCCCTGCAATTTCTTTTATTCCGTATTGCGTTAATGCTATTTCTAATAATTTATTCATCATATTTATAACAATTGTTGTATTTAATTTACGTTTAAAATCTTCAAAATAGAGATGCTGATAATCAAGCAATTAGCTATTTTAGTTATATTTTTAATTTTGAATTTTATAATAAATTTAGTACTTGTCGTAACTTGTTGATATATTGATATATATAGTTCATTTTAACTCGCTTAGATTATTCTATATGTATAATTGTACTTGTTCATTTCAAATATGCGATTCTAAGAGAGTTAATTATTTGATCCCTCTCTAGCATTCGTATATTTGCATGGCAATTTGATATTTTCTTCATTAGCAATTGTCATTTGATTTAATTGTAATTCAAATATTGATTGTCCCTGCACTTCGTCTTGTTTAATATTTTCTTCTAATTTATATAAAACTACCTGATATGCACCAACATTAGTTATTATGCCTACAATAATATTCATAGATACAGCTATTAATATAGCTTGCCAATATTTTTGAAAAAATGTTTTCGTCTCTTTTACCATATTTTTATCATTTTTTTGGTTTTGGTGCAGGAGGGTCAATCCCTCCTTCTTCATCTTCTTTATATTTTTTCATTGCTTAATTTTTTATATTATTTTTATCATTTTGAAATTTATGATTGAAAAATCAAGCAGATCGCTTGTTGCATCTGTTCTAAATACAAATTCTGCATTATTATAACTTGTGTCAATAGTTATAATTCTATAATTGTGTCCTTGAACAGCGGTATATCTTGCTGTAGTCGCTTGTCCTGAAATTCCATTGCCATTCAAATAAAATGTGTAATCGGGAGCTTTTACAGAATTAAGTTGCATATAAAATTTTACTAGATATTTTTCTCCTGCAATTATATCTATGCTATTTGTGTATGCGCTAGCCAAGCTAATTGTGTTTATTGATACACTTATATTTACACCATTGCTTATAAACGATTCGTATGGATATATTGTACTATTTGTCCATGATTTTGCTAAATTTACTCGTCTTGGATTTTTACTATTTATATTCAAATTTATATTTAAGCCCATTTTCTATAATTTAAATATTTCTATTCTGCCTTGCGTCGTAACTACATCGCCAGCACCCGCTATCCTTTCAATATATAATTCAATATAATCATCTTTTGCTAATTGTGTCATAACCCCAACATTTACGCTTTCCGTTACTCCTCCTGCTATATTTGTAGCATTGCCAGGACGGATTACAGT